ATAATACGTTCTATTTTTTGCAACAATATCTCTTGAAATATAATTTTCACACCAGATTCTAGCTTGTGTAATCATTGAAGTGATTAAATTATCGTCGGCGCTTGTATCAACGCGAACGTAATCTTTCACATTTTGAGCCGTCAATATTTCATTTCCGGTTGTTGCGTTAATCTTTATTTGTCTCATTTGATTTTATTTCTTTAAATTCAACTTTTAGTTCTTTTGTCTCAAAAACTTGTTTGTTCTGCTTCCTACCTATCTTTGATGCGAAACCTTTTGAAATCCAATTCTTAGCAGTTTTTGCGTCTAATTCAATAACATCACCTTCATTATATCTTTTACCACCTCTTAAAATTGATTCTTTGATTTTTAGTTTCATAATAGAATATTTTTGTAAAGATAAAAAAAAAGCACCACATTAATTTGTGGCGCCTTTTTGTAGGAAAACAAAATTGAAAAACATTCAAAGTTCTGCAAAGTTATTAAAAAATTTTGAATATTTGGCCGATGTTAATTCTAAAGATTTTGCAATGCCGTCATTTTTAATAATAAAAAATCCATCTTTTTCTTGGAAGTAGATTGCAAAAAAATCGACATCCTTTTTTTTATAGTTGTTATTTTTGGTATCTCTTATAAATACTCGTGATCTATCTCTATTCTTTTGAACTGATTTTACTTGTATTTTAAACAATCCTTTTGGCGTTTCGATAATGCAGTCGTATCTAGAGGTATTTAGTAGCGGAAAAGAAACATAAAAGCCTAATTCCATTGCAACAGTTGCAAATTTATACTCTGCCAAACATCCAATTTGGTTGTTATCCATATTGTAAATATAGCAAATAAAAAAAACCCCATATTAAAAACGTGGGGCAACAGTTAATAAAGAACATTAAAACGTTCTTTATCTTAGTGTTGTAAAACATATCATTGCCTTTCCATCCATTTACAACTATCACACTTTTTTTCACAAGTTTTGTCTTGTCTACCAAAGTCATATAATTCGCAATGAGACGATTTTACAACATCGGTTAAATTTAATTGCTCTTTAAACGCTTGTAAACAAATTAATGCAAACACTTTGTTTACATTTTTAGGCTCTCCCTCTAATTTATAAACTTCCTCCACTAATTTAACTAAGTCAATTTTCATTTGTATTTATTTAATTTGTTTTTTAATCTACGCAACTAATCTTAACCATATACGTTATATAATGCGTTATAATAAATCCGCTTGAAAGCAAACGTTTGAACATAAACCCTCTTTTTCCATTGGGCGACCGCAAACAGTACATTCAAACTCCGGTTCGTTAAATGGATCTAAATAGTCATAGTAACTCATAATTTCTTTTTTTCTAAATAATTGATTTCACGCTCTAGGCAAGTAATCGCCTTTTCTAAATCTTCGATTTCAGTATCTTGGTTTTTTATTCCGGCCCTTACGATATATTTAACGGCGTTGCCTCTAGCAAAAGATAAATTGTAATCGTTTGATATATCTATGACGTCGTAATTAGCGCCATTGTCGTAGTGTTTAGGTTTTTTGCTCATTATATACCTAAATGTTTTAAAATGCTCTTATAAGCGCTAATAAACTTATTTTGATTTTTTAATGCTTCGATTTCTTGCGCAGTATAAACGTTTACTCTTTCGCCATCGTGAATGATTGTTAATCCGGTTTTTGTTTTCATCTTTGTTTTGTATTATGGGCCGCCGAAACGGCCCGGTTTAATTTATATATATAATTCTTTTTCTGTCCATCTTAAACCTATTTCGGTTTTTGCGCATATTGGCTCAATTGTTCTACTTTCAACATTCATTATATTAACCCAATTTCCAAACTCATTTTTACAAGAATCTAAGATTATTGCCTCTAAATTATTATTTGAAATATCGTTATAAAATACGATTGTTCCAATTGAAAGATCTGAAAAAGTTTTTGTTAAAGTTGTCATTTTGTTTTGCTTTGTTTTTGCTGCTTCATTGCAACACTCCAAAGATAAAACTTTTTTTGGAATTAAAAAAATATTTTCACTTTATTTGAAAGTTTTTTTTCATTTTATTTATAACTCATTGAAAATTAAGCGCATAAAAAAAGGGCTGAAATAAATTCAACCCTTCTAAAATTATTAAATTTTAAAGATTATGCAGTCTCTAATGCAGCTTTAGCAACTGTAAACGTTCCGTTCACAAATGCGTTTGGCAAGTAATTAGTTAAAGCAACTCTTTCGCTTACTCTTACAGTAACGAATCCGTCTCTTACGTTAGTTCCGTCTTCTCTAAAGAATTCAACATTTACGCCATCACGAACCCAAAGTTGAGTTCCTACGCTAAAGTTTCCAATTAAGAAAGTTCCCGCAGAAATAGCAGTATTTAAAATTACTTTAACACCCATAAAAGATGGTTGTAAACCTCCATAGACTTGATCTTTCAAGTAATTGTTAGTAGTATCTTTTAATAATAAGATTTTATGAAAATCACTAGGATTTAATAAGATCGTATCAGCGTTGTAATTTGCTAAAGCTAATTGATTCAATGATGCAACAATTACATCAAATTCATTTGCAGACTCAACAGTATTGGCTAAAGAACCAGCAGCGAAATCAGCAGCATCACCAATAATACCAGATAAATTAGCACCAGTACCATCACCACTCAATATTTGAGTATCTTCAACTTCTAAAAGTTTCTCTGGCGCTCTTGCCGAGATGTAAGAAGTTAATTGAGGTGTATCAGCTAACATTTCTTCTGAAATACGGAAGTAAGTTCCGATTTTTCTTACGTTTGCATCAGATGCAGTCATATCGAAATCAGATTGTGTCAATGTAACACCTTCGGCAGTTGGAGCCGCTCCGTTTGAATATCCAGATTCTTTTACAAATCTAACAACGTCAGATTGTGTTGAACCTAAAGACAATAATTGTCTTATGTGGATTGGTCTTGTTGGATCGTATTTATATCCGGCAACTCTATCAGCTGGAATTACTTCACCAGTAAAGTCAGCGCCAACAGTCATATCAGCTTTAACTTGAAAAGATGCACTTCTTGAATTTCCTTTTGCGATTGATTCAATTGCGCCATTTTCGATAGCTTCACTTAAAGCACTTTTAAAAGTCATTCTTTTTTTAGAATCGAATTGCTTTTTGTTTGATACTTCCATAGCATCAAAACGCTCGTTTAATTTGTTAGCCATTTCGCTAACTTCAGATTTTACAATCTCATTTGCTTTTACAACAACTGCATCTATTGCGTCGTTGTTTGATTTTTCAATCTTTGAATCAATAGCTTTATTGAATTGATCCAATTGGTTTTTTAAATTTTCTTCCATTTTTAAGATTTTAAGGAATTGATTAAATAGTTGTACACTTCGGAATCATTGTTTTTTACCTCAACATTCGGCAAAGTGATTTTTTCAACCGGCTTTGTGAATTCAATAAATAATGATTTTAATTTTAATACTTCGGCTTCAATAGCGTAACCCATCTCGTCGGAAATGTCGCCTTTGCGAAGTAATTTTGAAAGGTTGTCGTATCTTTTAGAAAGTTTGTCTAAATCAACGTTTCCTTTTACGTCTAATATTTTTGCTTGGTCATTAGCTGCCAAAGTAACGGCGCTAATTTCATATAATTTAACTTCGCTAATCTCTCTGTAATCGCCTTTATTTTGTTTTTGTATTGGCATTATGCCTACAGAATTTTCAGTAATTACTCCTGACTTCATTAATTGAACTACATCTTTACCTAATTGTGTTTTTGCTATTTCCGCTACAAATACTAGTCCTTTATCATCTTCATACAACTCTTTCATTTTACCAATTGGCTGATTCATATCGTGTTGATATAAATATTTCACACGCTCACCATTTTCTTGTATAGTTTTTTTATAAGCGCCTTTTACAATTATGTCACTGTCTGAATCTTTGTTACCAAAGTAAGAACCGTAACCTTTAATTATTCCAGCGTTTTCATCAGCATCTAATAGCTCTACAATAGGAGCTTGTTTGTATAGTATAGTGTTCATAGAAAAAATTTTTGTAAATATACAAATTTTAAATTTTAGCTAAGTAAGTAGACCAGCTAACCCAAATCCAATATTGTCAATTGAAACATTAGTTTCAGGATTTTCAACTGGAAATGGAGCAACACTACATCTAC